CTATCTTGCGAAAGGTAAGTAAAAAGCAATCAAAATCAAACCAACAGGTATCAAAAGCAAAGAAACAGTTTTTGGAGTCTTTTTTAGACACCTATGGATACGCTTTTTGTTGTGGATGTGGGGCTTCGGGTGGACGCATAGATATTTCTCACCTCGTACCAATAGGATACAACAAGTCCTTGGAAAGCACCGTAGAAAATCTCACCTTACACTGTCGAAGTTGCCACAGAACTTTCGAGAACCAACTAAAGGGGGTAGAAAAGATGTTTGACTACAACGAGAATCTTCAAAGGATAAAGGAGTTGGACGAGTCCTATTACAACTTAATCAAAAACAAGCACAAATGAAGGATAGAGTTCTTATTTCGTTTAGTGGTGGAGAAACAAGTGGGTATATGCTTTACTATCTAACTAATCTTTGGGAAGGTAGGCACGAATGCGAGTTTTTGGTTGTTTTTGCAAATACTGGTGAGGAAAATGAAGAAACGCTAGAGTTTGTTAAAAAATGCGGTGAGGCATTTAATGTTGATATAGTTTGGGTAGAGGCTTTGGTTACAATGGAAATGGGTGTTGGGACTAAGCATAAAATAGTAGACTTTGATACAGCATCTAGAAACGGAGAGCCGTTTGAGGCTATTATAAAGAAATATGGAATACCAAATCAAGCTTTCCCGCATTGTAATAGAGAAATGAAATTAAACCCAATACACTCTTATGTTAAGTCTATAGGTTGGGATAAGGGTTACAAGACAGCGATTGGTATTAGATATGACGAAATAGATAGAATAGTTTCGGACAGAAAAAAGTATAACGTAATATATCCTTTAATTGAGTATAAAAAAATGACCAAACCAAAGATTAATTTTTGGTGGTCTCAGCAAGAGTTTAGGTTAAACCTAAAAAGCTATCAAGGTAACTGTAAAACCTGTTGGAAAAAATCAATTAGAAATTTAAGTAAAATAGCTCAAGACAATCCAGAACACTTTGACTTCTTTAAGAAAATGGAAAAAAAGTACGGTATGTTAGTCCCAGATGGAAGAGAGCCGATACTAGATGAAGAAGGAAATCAAATCCCCGCAAAATTTTTTAGAGGGGCTAGGTCTGTGCAAGACATTTTTAACGGGTTAGATTATTTTAACGGAATAGTAAGAGACGCAAGCGATAACACTAATTATCAGTTAGATATATTTGACGAAGAAGAAAGTTGTGATATATTCTCAATGTGTGGTCAACAAGATTAACAAAATGAAGGTGATAGAAGGCTATAACGTTCAAATTTGGGTTGGGTTAAAAGAGTGTTACAATAATGGGAAAATACACACCATAGAAGATGTATATAATATATGCGACGAATTTGTTGAAGAAAAAAAAGACTGCGTTTCAGTTACAAAAACTTCTTTTAGATATGTTGGCGGTTTTGAGGATGGTGTTGTGGTTGGTTATATTAACTATCCTAGATTCCCTAGAGAAAAGTCAGATATAAAAAACAGGGCTTTAGCACTCGCAAAAAAGCTTATGATTGATTTAAACCAATATAAAGTTACTGTTACTACACCTGAATCAAGCTTTATGTTAGAAAACGAAAAGGTGAAAATATAATTTTAAAAACAAGCACAACGAATGAAAAGTCAGTGGAGTAAGTACGATAACCTCATTATTGAGAGTTACAAACACGGAGACAAGAACTACTACAGCATCGCCAAAAAGATTTTAGGAGTAGATAAAAACACTAGCGAAGTAGACTTGTTAAGGACTTACGCAAGGCGACTAATCAACAGAAAGGGGTTGGCTGATTTAAAGAACACCGCAAAGATACTTCTGTTCGATATTGAAACCTCTCACATTGAGTTTAAGACAAGGGTATTTAGCATTTGGCAACAGAACTTAAACCCCGACCACATAACAAAAGATTGGCACATACTGTGTTGGTCTGCTAAGTGGTTATTTGAAGATAAGATTTACAACGCTTCTTGCACCCCAAGCGAAATAGAAAAAGGCGACGATAAAAGAGTTACACAAGCTCTATGGAATATGTTGGACGAGGCTAATATTGTAATCGCACATAACTTGAACAGATTTGACCGCAAGGTAGCCCAAACTAGGTTCTTAAAAAACGGGATAGCTCTTCCCTCTCCTTACCAAACAATAGACACACTTCTTCACGCAAGAAAACAGTTTAAAATAACAAGCAACCGACTTGATTATTTGGGAGAGTTTTTAGGCGTTGGAAGAAAGTTAGAAACAGAAAAAGGTCTTTGGGATAAAGTAGAGGACGGAGATAAAGAAGCAATGGAGCGTATGCAAAAATATTGCGACATTGACTGCACGCTCCTTGAAAGTGTTTACCTCGAAATGAGACCTTACATTCAACCGCACCCAAATATCGGACTTTTTATTGAAAGCAACTTTGATAGGGTATGTCCGTCTTGCGGAGGGACGCACTTAACCTATATTGGCGACTACGCAACAACGGTAAACACTTACGATGCGTATAGGTGTGATGACTGCGGAAGCCAAACAAGGGCGAGAAGGGCTAACACGCCCGTAGGAACAAATCAACACATAACTTCAAGCTTACCGAAATGACATGAAAACATTCATAAAACACATAAAAGCAGATAGAGGTTTCGGCGTATTTTGCGCTTTGAACTTTATCGTTTTGCCGAGTATATTTATTTGGCTAAACTTCAACGAAGAATCAGTAAACGACGTAATGGAGTCAACTGTGCCAAAGGTCTGCCTTGCGGTGCTGTTTACTATTTACACCGTTGCTATAATCATAAGTCACAGAAAATGGGCGAAGCGTTTCTCTTAGGATTGATTTGCGGTTTCTTTAACGCCGTAATGGACGTTATTAAACACCGTTGGGAAAGGTCTGTATTTTCAGAAATAGACAACAAGAAGTTGTTTCTGTTCTTTCACCAAGACGGATGGAAAAACAAGTACGTTGACGAAACTTTTACAACCCGAAGGAATGTTCCTGTAACTTTCACAGATGGGTGGCACTTAGCTAAAAGCTTTTTGTTGACCACAGTAACCATATCTATTATCTTAATAGGTTCTCAAAACATCTACGACACAATTTTCTTTGCGCTTATTTGGAGGGTTTGTTTTGGCTTTTCGTTCAGTTATTTCTACAACGTTGGGCTGATTAAGTAAATACTGCGAATTAAAAACTATTTATCAAGTATCGCAATACTAAATAATAGCCAACTACTTAGTTTATTATCTTTGCAATTAAGTAAAGCAAAGTATGTCGTCTTCTCCTTTAAATTTTCCAGATTTAGTAGCACCTAAGTCAAAGAAAAAAAGTAAAAAGTACATTCTCGACTACGTAAAAGCAATTTGGTGGAACGAATACCAAGGCGTTGACTTCTATTCTACCGAGCGTAGAAACAGAATGATAGAGAACATTAATTGGTCAACGGGTCAAGAGGACATTACTTACCTTCACGACTGCATAGCCACAGGAGACAACTCTTACTCTCAAATGAACTGGAACGTTGCAAACCCTATTGTAACGCTTGTAAACGACTTTGTAAACCGAACTACTTCAAGAGACTACGACTTAGTTTGCGAGGCTTACGACATCACCTCAAAAGGAGAGTACGACAAAGAACTAGCTAGACGTAGAGGAAAGCTAAGACTAAAGAAAGAGGCTGCCGAGTTCGCACTAAACGGAATCCAAATAATGTCGGAAGAGGAAATGGAAACCGTACCCGACACGTTAGAGGAAATAGAAATAGACCTTGAGCTAAACTACAAAGCTCCTTTTGAAGAGGCTTACGAAGGCGCACTTCAGTACGTATTTCAAAACAACAGAGACTATTGGTTAAGAAGAAGGATAGCTTTTAACCTTATGTCCAATCAAATCGCCGCAACAAGAACAGACTATGACGAGTTTGGAAACCCAAGAATAAGAGCGGTACAGATTCCTAACTTCATTTACTCTTATTTTACGGAAGAAGACGCTTCTGATTGGAGATACTTTGGAGAGGTACAAGAAATGGAAATCTCCGAACTTATAAAAGAAACAAACGGAGATTTCAACAAAGAAGATATTTTTAGAGCAGCTTATATGTCTCAAGGAAAGTGGGGCAACCGCTCTTGGGAATACGGAAAGTACGACGAGTTCAGAAGAGAAGTAGGTTGGGACGACATACAATCTGTAAAAGTTCTTGTTTTAGACTTCATCTTTAGAAGCGCCGATAAGTTCAAGTGGAGAAAAAAGCAAACAGGAAAAGGCTCTACTTACCGCTTTGAAATGGTGAGTGACGAGTACGACGAAAAAGGAAAGCACAAAGTAACAGAGGTAGTAGACAAAACAGTTGAAACAATTTACGGAGGAAAGTGGGTTGTTGAGACGAATTTCATTTACGACTACGGAATGAAAAAGAATCTGTTGCGTAAAAAAATCGACGGTCTTTATGAGTCAAAGGTGCAATGTCCGTACAAAGTTGTTGCTCCTAATATTTTAGACATGAACCTTCGGTCTAAAGTAGAACAAATGCGACCAATCGCTGAGTTTATGATGTTGCTTGATTTAAAGAGACAGCAATTAATAAACGAGTCGAGACCTTCTGGACTTGCAATCAACTCCGACGCTCTTCAAGGGGCTGGAATGGCTTACGACTCTTATGACGAGGTAGAAGCTCAAAAGATGTTCGACGAGACGGGAACTATTTACTACTCCTTAAAAGACGAAGCAGGGCAACCAATAAACGACCCACAACCTGTAAGGCAGTTGGTAAACGGTCTTCCGCAAGACATTATTGTTCTACAGCAAATGTACGACTACGGTTTACAAAAGCTGTACGAAATAACAGGGTTCAACCAAACCACTTCTATTGATAAAGACGCAGCGGTTGGAATAGAAAAGATAAAGGAGAAAGCACACCAAAACTCCATTAAGCACCTTACAGAAGCTTACACTAAGTTAATAGAAGCAACGGCAGAAAACGTTGTACTACTTGTAAGAGACTCTATTGCTATGGGTTCGGGAATGGATAAAGCCTACTCCAAAGCAATAGGAAAGGAACGGGTTGATATGATTAATCTTACCCAAGACCTCTCGTTAGCTGAGATTGGGGTTAAGATTAACTACCGCCCTACAGATTTGGAAATGGAGCAAATGGAAAGGGATTTAGGAATAGCCCTTGACAGAAACCAAATCTCTATTGACATGGCTATGATTGTAAGAAGGGTATCTAAGCAATCAATAAAGACCGCTGAAAGAGTAATGCAACACCTAATGAAGAAATTCAGAAAGGTGCAACAAGAACAGTCTATGGCTCTGCAACAACAAAACGCAGAAGTCCAATCTCTAGCAGCAAGAGTGGCGGAAGAAGAAAAGAGAAAGACCTTAGAGGCTCAAGCACAAAAAGAGGCGGCTGTTCTAAACGCAGAGTACGACAGAAAAGAACGCTACTTAGAACTAGAGTACGAGAAGAAGAAAGAGTTAGCTGTGTTGGAAGGCGAAATCAAGCAAGACCTTTTAGAAACTGCCAAAGATGGGGAAGAAAGCACCCTTGCAACAAACACCACAAAGGCTGCTAACGGAGGCGGTGGGTTAGGTATGCCAAAAGCCCCCACAGTAAGAACTACCCCAAGACCAGAGGATGATGTCGAAAGAAACATCAGGTCTTAAGTATTAAAAGTTCGATTTTCCAATTATTTTACTTACATTTGCCTAACAGTTTGGCTATGTACCGTTGCTACACAGGATTTAATTAAAAGAAACAGATTTATGGATTGGATAAAGTGGAAATATAGACAACTAAAGCAATGGGTTATATACTTTGTTATGTACCGTGCTTTTTGGAAAAAGTTGTGGGTAAGCGAAAGTGATAATTCAAAATGGGAAATATTGCATGATAGCAAAGCCAAAACAGTAGAATTACATTATGTACCTAATGATGATTATAGTATTGATGATGTGAAAATAAAAATGCAATATGACGATTTTGAGGACTTAGTGAAGTTTATGATTATGATTCGGTAGCATGGTACATAACACCAAGCTATACCATCGTTTTAATGATGGATAGCGACTGTTAGCGCACGTTTTTAAATGTGCGGAATAATCAACTAGCCACTAAGCAAACGTCAAAGAAAGTAACAATGTTCATGTTGAACGCTGCGGCTATTCTAACAACGTGTTCCATTTTAAAGTTAGCCTTTCCACTTTCCATCATTGATATTACGTTTTGTTGAACACCTGAATACCACTCCAACTCTTGTTGGGTGATGTTGTGCTTTTTCCTAAGAAACTTTATTCCCCGCCCAAAAAAGTTATTTGCTACTTGTAGTTTTTGGTCTAGGTCTTGGCTGTCAGCGTCTACGTCTTTCATAAATCTTTATGTTGTATAGGAATAATAACCTGCAAATATAGTAATTATTTTTGCAATAACAACGAGTTAAATTAAAGATTTTGGAAAAAGAAAAGGAAGAATTGTTAATTCGCCAAATACGTGGCGATAAAAACAAGGACGAAAGCATTGAAGATAGTTCTTTGAAAACAGACGAACCCCAAGAAGAAGCGGGTAGTACAAAAACGGTAGACGAGCCAAAAGCAACCGAACCACAAACCGAACAAACCGAAGAATCGGCAGAACAAACCGAACCAACGGAAACAACGGAAAGTGAGCAAGTATCGGATTGGACAGAACTAGCCTCTAAAGAAGGTTGGATTTCTCCTGACGCTAAAGACAAGTACTACAACTTGGAAGAAGACCCCTATATTGCCAAACTCATTGAGTTCAAGCAAAAAGGAATCGACATTCAAGACGCAAACTTTCTTCTTGAGCAGAACGTAGATTACTCATCGTTTGACGTTGAAAATCCTCGCCACGCTATTGAATTGATTACTAAGGAGCTAACGGTAAACAACCCTGACGCAGACCAAGAAGACATTCATTATTTAGTGGAAAAAGAGTTTGGCGCTCTATACGAAAAAGAGCCAATTCAAAGGGAAGACGAGTTAGACGAAGAGTACGACGACAGGCTAAAAGATTACAGACAACGTAAGCGTGACGCTGAAGTTACATCTAAGTTCCGAGCGCGTGAAGCAAGAAAAATGCTCCAAGAGCGACAGTCACAAATGGCAATGCCGAAGGTTGAACAACAACCACAATTAACGCCACAAGAGATTGAAGCTAGAAAAAAGGAGATAACAAAACAAGCTGACGCTGCTCTAAAGGAGTTCTCTCAAATCAAAGTGAACGTAGCAGACCAAGACGTTTCACTTGACGTATCCGACAAGGTAAAGGAGATTAAGAAGACAATGCTAAACGAAGTAGTCTTTGAAAACACCTTCTTTTCCAACTACGTTAAAGACGGAAACATATCTTACCAACAACTCGCAGAAGACTTAATGTGGGCAAATAAAGAGACAAGGGACACGCTTATACAAGCGGCAGTAAATCAAGCCTTGTCAGTAGGAGAAGAAAAAACGGTGAAAGCCTTAAAGAACACGGAATTGCCTACAAAGCCATCTGCGCCGCAAAGCGGAAAGCCACAATTAGAAGGGGCTGACTTATTAGCTTACCAGATAGCACAAAGACGTAGAGCTAACAGCTAACTTTTAAAACTGCACATAAAAAATGGCAACTACTTTTCAAAGAACGGCTACTGTCAGAAACTATTTGAACTCTCAAATTGTTGACTCTAGCTACAGTTCTATCACACTTGACAAACCAGAGGTCGGAGATTCTTTGGTTCGTCCTTATGGACTAGGATACCTTTCTAGCCTTGTATCTATGATTGGGAATAAGAACATTGTTCAAAACCCACACTACTCTCACTCTGAAGAAAACAGGATTCGTGACGTAATCGTTGCAACGGCTACAGCTGGTGCTGCGGGTGCTGAAGTTACCTTTACTGTTGACGCTTCAAAGCAAGCGACTAACTCTAACTCGGCTGCTCCTGAATACGGAACTTCGGGTAGTACTAACGTAACAATGCCACAACAAAACGACGTAATCCTTGTTCCAAACGGTTCAGGAGGACATGTTCAGTGTGTTGTTACCTCTACTACAGACAGTTCTTATGAGTTTACAGCTACTCCAAAAATCACAGGAGAAAACATTCCTACTGTTACCACTGCGGTTGAAATCGCTATCATCGGTACTCAGTTCGGAGAGTCTTCTTCTGAGCCAAGCGCTGTAAACCCAACGCTTACTTCTTACACTAACAACACTCAGATTTTCCGTAGAAAAGCTAAGGTTAGTGGAAGTGCTATGGGCAACTTGACTTGGTTTGATAACCTTGGAGAAAACGAGAACGAGTCTTATTGGTTCTACGAAGGAGTTCGCACACAAAAAGCTAATCTGTTTAACGACAGAGAGACTTCTTTGCTAGTAGGTGAAGCCACTACCAACACTACTCTAACAGGTACTTCTGGTTTTGGAACAACTAAATCTACAAGCGGTCTAGTTCCGTTTATCGAAGCTAACGGACAACGTGAGCAGTACACAGCAGGTTCACTTGCTTTGACTGACATCGAATCAATGTCTAAGAAACTCTTCAAGCAAAGAGGTTCGACAGAGAACATGATGGTTGGTGGTCACGACTTGATTTTCGAATTTGACAACCTTATCAGAACAAGCGAAGGCTTGAAAGCTGGTGGTGTTCAATACGCTGGAATGGGCGGAGAAAAGAGAGCCGTTGATTTAGGTTTTGATTCTATCAACTACGGTGGAATCACTTACCACTACAAGCCACTTGAAGTAATGACTTCTCCTGAGCTTTTGGGAGCAACAGGTCTTACTTACAAGAACATGGGTCTTGTTATTCCACTAGGAAACGTTGTAGCTTCAATGGACGAGTTCGGAAACGACCGTCAAAACGTTCCTAACCTTCGTATCAACTGCTTGTCAGATGGTAAAGGAGGCTCAAGGGAGTACGTTGAAGTAGCAAGAAACGCTATGGAGACAGATGGTAACGACGAGTTTGTTATCAACTTGCTTTCAGAGTGTGGATTTGAAGGATTCGCTGGACAGCGTTTCGGACAATACTACGTCTAAACAAAAACGGTTATTTGGGGGAGAGCCGAAATTCTCCCCCTTTTTTTTAAATTAAAGTAAAGAAAATGAAAAAAGAAAGAGGCGCTATATTTGTAGCGGTAGAAAAAAAAGACTTAACTATTAAGCACACAAGCGGAATCAACGTATCTTCTTCCGCAACTTCAATTCCAAGAGTATGTATGGCTTTCTGTCCCGAAAAACAAAGGACAGTAATGATTGGTTACGACCCAATGAAGCCAAGCATTTACGTGGAAGAGTGGGGCGAAAGGTTTAAAAACCTAAACATTAGAGAGGTATCTTTAATCATTGACCCAACAGGAGAGAAGATTCAGATTGCTCAAATGAAAGGTAAGTACGTAAGACCAACAGAAAAAAATCTTATGCACTACCTTAGAATCTCTCCGTTCAACAAAGACAACCACGCTAAAGATAGCGAGTTCAGAGAAGAGCAACCAAAGGTTACTGCTTCTTACTACGAGTTGAACTTTGAGAAACAAGCCAAAACCCGTAGGACTTCTGACAAGGAGCAAACAAAAGCGAAAGCCCTTGTTTACGAAAGTGACTACGAAGCTAAAAAGGCTTACTGTGTTGCAAAAGGAATCAACACAAAAGCACCAGATGGCGCACCTCTTAGTGACGCAGAACTAGAGGATATGTTAGCTTACAGAGCCGAGAAAGACCCTGAAACTTTCCAAAAGGAGTACAATACCCCAGAGATTTGGAACGCTTTCTACATTAGAAAAGCTATCGAAAGAGGGTACTTGTCAGAAAAGGACGGCGGGCGTGTACTTGTTGACTCAACAGGTAACGTAGTGAAGTCTGCTCCTGTATCTCAAAGAGCTATTGACGCTTTAGCTAAAGGTGCTGCAACAAACAACGCCAACGACGCTTACTCTTTAGACACCATTAAGGGGTTTGTGACGGGTAAAAAGGAAAAGAAAGTTGTTGAGCGCCAATCGGACAAAAACGTGCTAGACTCAGCAATTAGTTGTGGCGTTATTGAAAAGCAAGGAGACCTTTACCTTTTTGAAGGGGAGAACCTTGGAAGTTCAAGAACGGCAATCATCAACCGTTTAGATACGGACGAGAAGTTGCGAACTAAAGTAACTAAGCTAGTAGAACTAGAAAGTGAGAACGGTTAAGCAAGCTTATAAAGCAGCTTACGAATCTTTTGAAAGAAATAGGTACATAAGGGGGTACGAGGTTGAGCTACCCAAACCCCCACCAATTTCTTCTATTGCCAACTACGGTGAAAAGGACGAAAAAAAGCGCAAATTCCCCTACGCTCCGCTTCCAGATGAGCCAACGCCAAAGCAAAAAGACCAAGAGGTTGAACGGCGACAAAACGGCTTTTGGTTCTTTAACGGTTCAGACCAAAACATCCAACTAGAGTACGTAACAGGGCAACACTATATGTTGCTTCAACACTTTCCAATAGTAAGAGAGGACGGCTCAACGGGTAACGCAGACTTTGTAGACGCACAAAGGGATTGTTACTACGTTTGGGATTTGTTAGAAAACGACCCAAGGTGTTACGGAATGCTACTCTTTAGTGGTCGTCGATTCTTTAAGACCACCTTTGCAGTAAGTACGGGGTATTGGAGAACAACTTGGGGTCACAACCGAAACTTCGGGGTTCAAAGTAAAACTTTCAAAGACGCAAAAGAAACGGTCTTTCGTGACAAGATTGTAAAGGCTTGGCGTAATATGCACCCTTTTTGGCGACCAACAGACACAGGAAACCAAAATCCAACAGACAAAATAGAGTTCACCGTTCCGAGAAAGAAAACGGCGGAAAAGAAAAAGTCACAAGTACTTGACAGTTATATAGTTACTTATCCAAACCGAGACGAAGCGGTGGATGGTACTCGTAACTACACCATGTACCAAGATGAGATAGCAAAAACAGAAAAAGACGTAAACCCCCGAAACAGATACTACGTAGCAAGGGAAACTTGCTCTATGCGAGACAAGGTTGTTGGAAAGTTAATTCTAACCACTACCGTTGACGAAATGGAGAAAAGTTCCTCTCAACAAACAAAGAAACTTTGGGAGGAAAGCAACTACGAGGGAAGAAGTGAAGACACAGGAAGAACCGTAAGTGGTCTTGGGCGTTACTTTAACCCCGCAGACAGAGGGTTTATCATTGACGAGTGGGGATATTCAGACGAAGAAGCGGCTAGGAAACACCACATGGCGGAAAGGGCAGCTAGAAGTGGCTCTGCTCTTTTGAGTTACATTAGAAAGTATCCGTTAAGCGAAGACGAGATATTTTTGGAAAACTCTGACGCTTCTATTGTAGCTGTTGAAAAAGTACAAGAGCAACTAGAACACAACGGCGCTCCACCGCCTATGTACAATCTAGTTTGGGACGAGGTTGATGTATCGGTAAAAGCTGTTCCTGTGGGAGAGCAGTTAGTAGACGGAGATACCAACGGTTTTTTTCAAATAGCTAGTATGCCGTCGGAAGAAGAGCGAAACAACTACGCTTGGAACGGAAACTTTAAAGTGCCTATTGGTCGGGCGATTAAGTTAGGCGTTGACCCCGTTGACCACAAAGCGGTATCTTTTGGAGAGGGTTCAAAGGTGTCGATGTACGGACTAAGGTACGGTAGTGATTGGGTAATTCGGTATTGCACCAGACCCGACAACCCTAACGAGTTTTACGAAGATATGATAAAAGCTTGCGTGTTCTTTTCTGCTGAAATAAACGTAGAGAACCAAAAGCAAGGACTGATAAACTACTTCAGAGAAAGGGGTTACGAGAAGTACATTATTCACAACCCGCTAGAAAAAGACCCGATAAAAAGGCTGTCAACAGAGGGTACTCCAACCACAAGTGAAGCTAGGCGTAACGAGTGTATGGATAAGTTAGTTATTCACACTTGGGAGAAAATAGGAAAACAAGCTGACGGATACGGGTTCTGTCCTTTTGACGATTTGTTGGAGAATTGGCTAAGGTTTGAAGCTAACAGTTGGACAAAGTACGATGATACAGTTGCCTCTATGATGGCTATTGTAGCTTGGGAAGTACCAAAGGTTGCTCCAAGGGTGAGAAGTAAGCCACTTCCAAGACGAAGATATTCCAAATAGTTTTTGTAAGTTTGCTTTCAGTATATAATACGACACAAAATGACAAAAGATTACGAAGAGCTAGGCATGAAAAAAGGCTACGACCCACTAAAGGGTAAAAAAGCCATTAGTTACGAAGAAAGAGATAAGCTTCTTCACTTTAACACAAAGGACTATTGGCACACATTCTTTTGCCCAAAGACAAATACTCTTTACAACGAGTTTTGTATTAAACTACCCGTAAAGAACCCGAGAAAGTACCTACAAGAAAGAAACCTGTTATCAAAAGAGGGTGACAGGGTAATAAATTGGTTTGAAGGAGAATAAAAAAAACGAACAGCATCCAACTCTTCGAGACTTCTATAAGTGACCTCTGGCAAAAATCACCTTTTACAAAGTTGTGGTGCATCGTTTGATTTACACACATTAGTAAAAATTTGAGTCAAACACCGAAAAACGATACTTAATGAGAAATAATACTAAAGACGATAAACAGAAAAACGGCAATGATACTATAGCCAATGTTAGCGGTAGTTTTTTATTTGACAAAAATCTTATTGAAAAAGCTATGACTGCTGATAAGCCATATTATGCCATAGGTGTAGATACTTACGACAAAGATAATCTTGCCTATTGCCTGACGCGAAAAATAGATGGGGTGATTGAAATATTACTAAGTAAAGTAAGTAGAGGGGAAACTGAATTTAGGCAAGAGGTTGAGAACCTTGCTAAATATTTTGAAGCAGACGTATTTGAAAGTGGGGATTAAATTACCGCTAACAAGGGCTATAACCCAAAGACCTTCACAATAACTGAAACATAGTTCTAAAAACACCAATTTAGTTTAGAATAAAACCCCTTTAGTTTCCTTTGTATCTTTGTAGCACAAACAAAGCACAAATGGCAACTGAAAGTACAGCTATAACGTACACAACAACGATAGCCTACACCTCCGAGACTATCACCTTTCAAGATACTTCGTCTAATTACGGGACTTTTACAATATCTGCAATATCTTCTGATGAGGCAACAATAGGAACTCACACATTTTCTACGGGAGACCCTGTCTTGTATGAGGATAACGGTGGAAGTGTATCTGGATTAACGGATGGCACTACCTACTATGCTATAAGAATTTCAAGTACGAAGATTAAATTTGCTACCACAGAGGCGAATGCAAATGCGGGTACTGCAATATCTATTTCATCTTTATCGGGAAGCCCTCAAGTAAAAGCAATTGACTTAACTTGGGCAGAAGCAAGCAACGCAATTCTTGTAAAGATTACAGACCCAACAGGAACGGTAAGTTACAACAACACAAACGGTTCAAGTCCTGACGCAACAGGAGTAGACGCAAGTTTCACAACTTCTCTTCCACAAGACGCAGATGGAAACGTTTTGCAAGGTCAGTACACCATTCGCATTACTTATTTTGACGTAAGCGACACAGGGTTATCTAACGCCTACTACAGAGACTACGTTTACACCCTTACTTACTCTCGCCCTGTACACGACATTGACGTAAGCCACAGTATCTTTAACCCTAAGTTCTTCTTAGCAGTTGACGAAACTGATTACGACGTAAACTCTATTACCCCAACAACAACTAGGGATTTTAGAAGGTACAACCCTACAACTATTGGCGGTTACATTCAAAGTACAACTAGCACAATAAACACAAACTCCTTTTACACAGGTACAAACACTATTTACTTAAAGTCTACGTTGAGCTACACCTTTACTGACGGGTATTGGAGTGACGCAAGTGGAACTGCGGTAAACTACACGCTTACCGACATCATAACTACAGCTGCTTTAGATTACGTGGTTAGCGACACAACTTCGATTTGTGATTTCTACTGCCCGCTAAAAGAAGTTTACAACGGGTACTACAACAACAAAACAACCAACGTAGGAAAAGCTAACTCTTACCTTGCTAAGTACGAAGAGGGGTTACACGCTCTTACGATGCTTCAACTTTCTATTGATTGTGGCAAAAGCACAGACATACAAACTTACGTGAACAGACTAACAGAAATACTAGGTGACGGATGCGAGTGTTCTTCTACTAATACTCCTACGCTTGTAACGGGAGTTGGCGTTATCAATAACTTAGAAAGGGTTTACTCTAAAACCACAAGTTCAAACACAACCGCTTACACTTTCTTGGAGTCAGACGCAGCTACAGGAAGTTCAACAAGTTCAAACGCTGCTCTTATTGGATTAACTTACAACAAAGACTTCATTGTAACGGTTGACGGAATAAGTGATACGGGCGGAACTTTCGACGTATCAACGGGTGAATACACATTTAGTTTTACAGTAACAAGTGGTGCTGTAATTCAAGCAATCATAATTAGACCTTAATAAGGATGAAACAATTACTTTTAACAGCACTTTTAACTCTTGTATCTTTTGTGGGATTTTCCCAATACAAGAACGTAAACCAAAAATTGTACTTTGTAAACGGGATTAAGATTGGAGACACGCTTAAAGTTGACTCTGCGGGAATTTACGGTTCAGGGCATTTCTTAAAAATACAAGACACAACGACAAGTCCTTGGACGGTAATTCGCTCTGAAATTGACGCAACAGACACAAGTTTCTTTAACAGGGCTTCAAATAAGCTAACCCCTAAAAATGCGGGAGACACTATTGAGGCTGCTGGACTAGACCTTAACGGACTGTCGGGAACTGGTTCGTTCTTAAAGATAGGCGACGATAACCGAGTCACTAGGGGTGTTGCTACCGACACAAGTTTTTTTACAAGAACCGCTAACGGAACTATCCAACCAAAAACAGAAACCGACTCTTTGTATCTCGGCTCTAACTTAAACGCTACTGAGTTAAACCTAAAAGGACAGTTCACTCAAAGTAAAGGAGAGGCTTTTTTGGACAACACAATGGGAGGGCCTAAACTTCTAGTTCTTTCTGGCGCTCACAACGTTGACACTATTGCTTACGGTGGCCCTTTCAGAGCAGAGGTGGGAGACCTTGTAAACGAGCGAGTTGGAACGTTTTTAACTATTGTTGGAACAAGTGGTGTTGTTGACGATTCAGCAGCGGTATTTCTTGATTCCCCACCCTTTTACCTTAACGGAAACGACACGCTTGGTTCGGGAGATATACTACAGTTGTACATCTACAATGAAGCTAAGTTTTTAGAGGTATCAAGAAGCGACAACTAATATATGGCTGTATCTGTAAATAAAGTTTACCAAATCTGCCAAGACTTGATTAGAAAGTCACAAAGTGGCGGATACTTTGACGAGACTGTTTTTAACAGGTACGCTGATATGGCTCAACGTGGCTACTTTAACGACAAGTACAAAGAAAACGAGTCAAGCCAAGAAAACGACGACAGCTTACAAACCTTAGACGCAAAACCAAGAGTAATTCAAGTGTCAAACGGAGAGGCTAAATACCCAAGCGACTATTGGCACGCTCAGTTCTTTCAACTACCTTACAAAGTAAAAGGTCGTACAATCAACGTGGAAACGGTACAGCCCGCAGAAGCTTCAATGAGATTATCTAGTGAGTTCATCGCCCCAAACGAACAAAACCCTATTTGCGTTTTAAGAGATAACTACATTCAACTTTACCCAACCACTATTACTCAAGTAGAGTTGTCTTATTTGCGCGAACCGACCCGTCCTTTTTGGAACTATACGGTATCGTCTAACAGAAAGGTTTTCGCAGGGGCAGGAGGAACGGGAACAAACACCAACCCGTCTAAAAAAGTTTTCTTAAACACGGGCAACGTAAACACCACATTAAACACCATTTCTATAAACAATCACGGACTCCACAACACACAAGCCGTTCTTTACTCAGACGAAGGAGGAACAGCAATAGGTGGTCTAACAGACGCAACGGATTACTTTGTTATTGTAGTTGACCCAAGCACTATAAAACTAGCGTCTAGTTTAGCCAACGCAGAAGCAGGTACGGCTCTTTCTTTGTCGGCGGGAGCGGTTGGTACGTCACACAGTTTAACAATAAATGCCGCTGACCACTCCACAGATTTTGAGGTTAGTGAGTACGATTTACCAAAGATAGTAGCAAGAATTTTAGCCCTTATGGGAATAAGCGTAAGGGAATTTGACATAACACAAATAGCGGGAGCAGGTGCGAACTAAAAGGTCATACGCAGAACAAGTCTTAAGGTTGTTACAGCCACGTCTTAAGCCCGAAACCAAAATAAACATTCGGGAAGTGGAAAGTGCGCTGTCGATTGTGCGTGACCAAGTTTCAACCATTTACCTTAACCAAGCTGTGTGGGCAAACGAGCTAGGAATTTTTGGCGACTTTATTTCAAACTACACAATAGAAGTAAAGAGTGAT